GCCGTTGCAAGTTCATCCTCAGAAGGTAATCCAAATATGGATGGATCAACTGATAATTCATTTTTTGCATCCAATGTTAATTTCTCCACAGGATAACCAATTTCAGTACTTGCCAATTGAGGCATAGTTGATGGTCTGTATGGTTTAGTATCATCCAAAACAGGAACATTAGTGAAACCGAATAATTTAGCAATACCACTTACAGCACTCGCACCAATTTGGGTAGCTGTTGCCCAGCGACCTATTATTGGTACACTAGATAAACGTCCTGCAATTGAGGCCACATAACTAGCTGGGCGAGAAATGGCACCATTACCATATTCATCACCTTGTACAAACCATTCTTTAGATTGTAAAGCAAGTGAAGTTGTGTAAGCAGATAGCTTAACATCAGTAGCCCATGCATATACTTGTATAGAAACTCCAGTACCTACAGTGCCATTAGCTGAGCGTAATGGAGTTACGGTAGTAAATTGTATACGTCCCATATCTATGAAGTCATCATTATCATTGATTGCCATATAATTCTGACGATTAAGATAAGGTAACATCATTTCTCCACCCTCATTCTTCTGAGGTAATAGATATACATGAGGACGTTGGGATTTAACCATAAGCTGTTCTGGCAAACCAGTCAGGTAATCACGAACACTAAAGTTAGGAAGAGGTTGATAAGATGCTAACATTGCACCATAATAAAATGGTGAAGCATTAAGTAAAATCTTAACATGCAAATTACACCTAATAAAGGCAAAATTATTTAACTTAAATTTAACTTTAGGATCATTAAAGAAAGCTTGCCATGGAGATAGCAATAGTAAATCTGTCCCAGGTGATGTAGTTTCTAACCATGTAAAATTAGCAATACGCACTGGACGAGCCAAAAAATTTTGTAATGATGAATCATCAATTAAATCAGCTGTCATAAAAGCACCTTCATCAGCAGTTTGTCCGCCGATTTGTCCTTCAGACGATTCATGGAAAATAACAGTTTGTTGTTTTTGATCAGCACCTTCCGCGGTGTCATCTACAATCAATACTTGCTCAGATTGAACAACAAAATCACACATATAATCCACCTGTAAAATGAATAAATCATCTTGTGTTTTCTCAATTTCTCGAGCGAGACGCTCTAGTTGAACTTTTAAATCATCAACACGATTTTCAAAATTATTTTCTGTTTGATTGCTAGAGTAAGTTCTTTATTTAGGTCTACAACGACAACTCTATAGTTGTGACCGATTCTAATTTTTTGTATACCAACCGGATACATCCATAAATATGGATTTTGGGGAACGCCCAGGTAAGTTAACATATAATATCCACACTCATCACACAGAGGATAGACAACTCAATAAAACGCAGTAAATATATTATACGCACAAATTTGGTTTAAACATATAAGTTAGACATATTGTGATAGCCTATTGAGAATTGCGCCAGAATCTCTCGCGTAGTTGCTCATAAGTTGGAAATGTATTATCTTCAAGATAATATTCCAGTTTATTTTTAGCAACTAAACGTTGAAACATAGCACTCTTCTCTAAAAATTTTTCCTTTCCATGAAAGAAATACTCACAGTGAGCAGATGACATAGTTGCTACAGCTTGTGCTTCAGGACAAATTGTCTTGGAAGCAACTGTAACTGTCAAACTCTTTACAATAGATGACTCTTCTAATGGCGCCAAATAAGCACCACAGTCTTCATCCCATCGCCAAAATCGTTTTAAAAATGAAACATCGTTAATATTGATATAAGGAATACTCTCAGCTTCTTTATCAGCCATGGTATATTTGATACCAGCACTGGCTAAAGCATCTTGAATAGCAGTATGATTAAAAAATGGTGCATCAACAGATACACCCATAACATTATCATCACCATATGTCATTAAATTAACATGTTTCTTAAAGTTCACACATGATTTATCTGGACTCATAATCGTATAGCAATAACGCATATACAAACTATTTGCCAAACTATTAATAATAACAGTTAAAGGGTGTCCAGAAGGGTTACTACCGTAAAATTGAACCAAATCTCCATTAAAATCAACTAATGGGAATGCAGTATCCTCGGCAATACCTTGTACAACTAATAAATCAGATTCAGAATAACCAGCTTCTTTACAGATAGCATAAATGATATCATAAGCAGCTAGAATCACATCAGGTGGCATAGTCTTATCAAAAGAACCATAATCACCTGCAATCATTCTATCATCACCAAAAACAGTCAAATAATCACGAATTTCTTGCCATTGTGTAGAACAAGCATTTGTACCCACACCAGTTTCAAAAACAAATTTGTTTGTTTGAATTAAACGGATAACAGATAATAAATACTTTCGTACTACAAATGACCAATCAGCAGGAGCACCAGCAAATACACGTGTTTTACCAGCAACAATTTTACGAAAAGCTAAAGCTTCATCTTTCAATTGTCCAGTAAAAACGGGCATAGCTCGTTCACCATTTTTATATTTAGCAATAATTGTATTAACACGAGACATGACCTCATCATTAAACATTACAGCATCAGGATACGCTTCAGTAGCAGGGAGTTCAATCAAAAAATGTTTTTTACCTTTACGCCATGGGGCACCACAACTAGTATTGCGGTTCATCTTATCAACAAAAGCAACACCAGGCGCTCCATTCATGGTAACTAAATCATTATAAATCATAACATCCTTAAGTGCATCCTTAGATAAACCTTTAAAGATATCAGCTATAAACGACTTCTTACATTCATTTAATACTGAAATATCCATTTTAGTTACTGGATTGACCATATCTAGAGCAGCAGTACGCCAGGGTGTATACCCTACCATAACTGGGGCACCATGTTTCACTTCATAC